TTCTGCAACCTGGATGCCGAGCACTGAACAAGGGATCTATCGAGTTCTCAAACAACTCACGAATCGTGGCTTCTGCCACATCCGGATCGTCTATCCGTGGTATGTCTGTGAACCTTCTGTTCATGGACGAGTTTGCCTTCGTGGAGAATGCCACGACCTTTTATACCTCAACCTACCCCGTCATCAGCTCGGGTAAGACCTCTCGAGTCATCATCACCTCTACAGCGAATGGTGTCGGCAATCAGTTTCACAAGATCTGGGAAGGTGCTGTTCAAGGGGTCAACGAGTTTAAACCGTTCCGTGTGGACTGGTGGGATGTCCCAGGTCGTGATGAGAACTGGAAGAAGCAAACGGTCGCCAATACCTCGGAACTGCAGTTCGAGCAAGAGTTCGGCAATTCATTCCATGGCACCGGTAACACCCTGATCAATGCTGAAACACTATTGGGACTGAAAGCGGCAGCCCCGATCTATACGCAGAACAACGTCAGCGTTTACGAGAAACCAATCTCCGATCACAATTATGTGATGTGTGTGGATGTGGCCAAGGGACGAAACCAAGACTATTCTACGTTCTCGGTTATCGACGTGACTGCAAAGCCGTTCAAACAGGTAGCCACATTTCGAGACGCCCTGGTCTCTCCTCTGATCTTTCCGGATACGATCTACAAGTACGCCAAGACCTACAACAACGCATACATTGTGGTGGAGAACAACGATCAAGGATCTGTGGTCTGCAATGCTCTGTATTACGACCTGGAATACGAGAACATGTTTGTGGAGTCTACTGTGGCGAATGGATCCATTGGTCTGACAACCACGAAGAAGACAAAGAGAATCGGGTGCTCTAATCTGAAGGATCTGATTGAGGGAAAGAAACTACTGATCACTGACGCCGATACCATTGCAGAGCTCAGCACATTCATTTCTGAGGGCCAGTCATATGAGGCTTCTGAAGGAAATCATGATGACACTGTCATGGCCCTGGTTGTATTCGGCTGGTTTGCTGCAACGGATCTCTTCGTGCAGATGTCTAGCATGGACGTCCGAGACCTTCTTTACGCAGACCGTCTAAAGCTCATCGAGGAAGATGTGACACCAGTCGGTGTAATGGGAAATCTCGAGCCTGAGACAAAGAAAGAAGGCGTGGAAATCGACAAAAACGGAAACGTCTGGTATGAAGCTGCCACACCGGTATACTGAAGAAGTCCTCAGTAATAAATAGAAGCATTGATAATCCGTATTATGCTTCACATCAAACCTCAACTTTGAGAATCTAATCCAATGGCATTCCAAGTATCACCAGGAGTTCAGGTCAAAGAAATTGACTTGACAAATGTCGTTCCGGCTGTTTCTACCTCAATCGGTGGATTCGTCGGAGCTTTCAGCTGGGGTCCTGCCGAGGAAATCCGTACTGTCTCGAGCGAAAAAGAGCTCGTGAACACATTCGGCTCCCCGAACGACACCACAGCAAAATCATTTTTCACTGCCGCTTCATTTCTGAAGTACGCCACTGCCTTGAAGGTAGTTCGTGTAGTTCCAGATGGTAGCAGTGGTTCAACGACTGCAAAGAATTCGACATCGGGTTCTGGTGGTAACGTTGGATTGCTCATCAAGAACCGCCAGTCCTATGAGGATTCATATGAAGGCGGTTCCGCTAACGCAGGAGTCTGGGGAGCCAAGTTCCCTGGAGTTCTCGGCGATTCGCTTCGAGTTGAGGTTTGCTCGAGTTCAACTGCATTTACTGGTTGGGCATATGCCGGAGAGTTCGATAAGGCTCCTGGTACTAGCGAGTACGCATCCAAGTACGGCTCATCTGCTGATGAACTTCACATCGTAGTACTAGACGAAGACGGTCTGATCTCAGGCACAAAGAACACTGTTCTTGAGAAGTTCGCCTTCATCTCGCAGGCCTCCGATGCAGTCAAGGCTGATGGAACTTCCAATTACTACAAGAACGTCATCAACACCGAATCAAATTACATCTACTGGCTGGATCACTTTGATGCTCCACTCGGCCAAGAACTGGTTATGCAAAATTCTGGAGAGGCGGCTTCTGCTGGAATCGCGTTTGGAACGGAAACGACCATCAAGAATTATTCTCTGTCAGGCGGAGCCAATGGTTCTGCAGTCGGCACCTCTCAGCTGAGCACCGGAATCGATCTCTTTGCCGATGCTGAGACGGTTGATGTTAACCTGCTCTTCTCTACGAATGATGCTAATGGTGCTAACACGATCGCTGAAAAGCTGATCTCGGTTGCTAATGCACGCAAGGATGTTGTGGTCTTCGTATCGCCTCCAACTGAGGATACGGTCGGAACTTCAACTCCTGCGACAGACGTCAAGGCCTGGGCAGATTCGCTCACTTCAACGTCGTATGCTGTCATCGATAGTACTTCAGTCAAGGTCTACGACAAGTACAACGACGTTTACCGCTGGATTCCTGCCTGCGGACACGTTGCTGGTCTCTGCGCTTATACTGATAATGTCGCTGATGCCTGGTTTTCACCAGCCGGTCTAAATCGCGGTCAGCTGCTTGGCATCACGAAGATCGCCTTCAATCCAAAGCAGGCCGATCGTGATACGCTGTACAAGGCCCGCATCAATCCGATCGTCTCCTTCCCAGGTCAGGGAACTGTCCTCTATGGAGACAAGACTGCTCTGGCAAAGCCATCAGCCTTCGATCGCATCAATGTCCGCCGTCTGTTCATCGCTCTGGAAAAGTCTGTCGCTACTGCAGCTAAGTTCCAGCTGTTCGAGCTGAACGACGAGTTCACCCGCGCAATGTTCCGCAATATGGTCGAACCATTCCTGCGTGACGTTCAGGGCCGCCGCGGCATTACCGACTTCAAGGTGGTTTGCGACGAGACCAATAACACTGGCGACGTCATCGACCGCAATGAGTTCCGTGCTGAGATCTATATCAAGCCAGCACGTTCAATCAACTTCATCACTCTGAATTTCATCGCCACTCGTACTGGCGTCGATTTCTCCGAGCTGGTTGGAAAATAATAACCACTAACCAAAGGAGAACCCTATCATGGCTAACTTAGGTATTAATGACTTCAAGGCAAAGCTGGTCGGTGGCGGAGCACGCAACAACCTGTTCAAGGTCACCGCAAACTTTCCTGCCTATGCGGCAGGAAATGTTGAGCTCGCTTCCTTCCTGATCAAGGCTGCTCAGCTGCCTGCATCGCTAATCGCACCAATCACGATCCCGTTCCGCGGTCGTCAACTCCAGATCGCTGGAGACCGTACGTTCGAGGCATGGGGTGTGACCGTGATCAACGACACCGACTTCCAGCTGCGCAATGCTTTCGAGCGCTGGATGAACGGAATCAATGCTCATGCTGCAAATACTGGAGAGACAAATCCATCACAGTATATGGCAGACCTCGCTGTCGAGCAACTCGACCGTCAGGGTCAAGTCCTCAAGCGCTACGATTTCCGTGGCTGCTGGCCTTCAGCAGTCTCAGCAATCGATGTGAGCTACGACTCAGAGAACACGATCGAAGAATTCGGAGTCGAATTCCAGATCACCTACTGGGAATCAAATACCACGAACTAAGGTTCGTTTTTCTCTAATAAATATGGCGTGGGAGCGAGTCTTCGGATTCCTCCCACGCCTTTCTCTTAGACTGAACTGTTATATCATATGCCTCTCCAATTCTTCGGATTCACGTTAGACAGAGTTAAACCTGGTCAGGATAGAGACCTGCTTCGTCAGAAGAATCAGGAGGAACAACCGGCGTCATTCGTTCCGCCGACATCAGATGATGGTTCTACTGCAATCGCAGCAGGTGGATACTATGGTCAGTATCTAGACCTCGAGGGCGATGCAGCAAAGACAGATGTAGACCTGATTCGTAAATACCGCATCTCTGCCGAACAGCCAGAGTGTGACATGGCGATCGAGGACATCGTCAACGAATCTATCACTCATGAGGAGCATGAGGCTCCAGTAGACATCAATCTAGACGATCTAGAACAGCCAAACTCAATTAAGAAAGAGATCAAGGCTGAGTTTGATCGAGTTTGCCAGCTTCTCAATTTCAATCTGAATGGACAGGATATCTTCCGTCGCTGGTATGTTGACGGCCGCCTCTATTTTCATATCATCGTCGATGAGGAAAACCGAGATGAAGGTATTTTAGAACTACGTGCAGTGGATGCCCTTCGCATTCGTAAGGTTCGCGAGATCAAGGAAGAAACCGATTCCGTGACTGGTGCCAAGATTATCAAGACTCTGGACGAGTATTACCTGTACCAGGACGGCGGTCTGCAGAAGTCAGATGTTGGTCTGAAGATCAACAAGGATGCTGTCTGCTACGTTCCATCCGGAATCTTAGATGCTTCCCGTAAGCGCGTTCTTTCTCCGCTGCACAAGGCGCTGAAGCCAGTCAATCAGCTCAGAATGATGGAAGATGCTCTCGTCATCTATCGTCTGTCACGTGCTCCTGAGCGCCGTATTTTCTACATCGACGTCGGCAACCTTCCAAAGGGCAAGGCCGAGGAGTACATGCGCCACATCATGAACCAGTATCGTAACAAGCTGGTCTATGATGCTGTCACCGGTGAGATTCGCGATGACCGCAAGCATATGTCCATGCTGGAAGACTTCTGGCTTCCACGCCGTGAGGGCGGCCGTGGAACTGAGATCAGCACGTTGCCTGGCGGCGAGAATCTTTCTCAGATCGATGACATCGTCTTCTTCCAGAAGAAGTTGTACCGCTCCCTCAATGTTCCGATCTCTCGTTTGGAACCTGATACCGGATTCAACCTTGGCAAGTCCTCGGAGATCACGCGCGACGAGGTCAAGTTCCAGAAGTTTGTCAACAAGCTTCGTAAGAAGTTCTCGGCTCTCTTCTTTGAACTGCTGAGAGTCCAGCTGATCCTGAAGGGTGTCATCACTGAAGAGGATTGGGCAGAGCTGAAGGAAAGCATCCGGTTTGACTTCCGCAAGGATAACTTCTTCAGCGAAATGAAGGATGCCGAGATCCTATCAGGAAGAATCGACCAGCTCAATGCCATCACGCCGTTTATTGGAACATACTTCTCACAGAACTGGGTGAAACGCCACGTTCTGAAGATGACCGACGATGACATTGAGGAAATGGCTGAAGAGATGGAGGCAGATGCCGAGATTGCAGCCGAACAGGCACTGCAAAATCCACAACAGGATACAGGAAGCGGAATCGAAGACATCTCTGCCTAATTCTGAGCAACGGAATTCTATAAATAGACATTATAATTTCAATGAATAACAATCTGATTTCGATGATCGATGCTCTGCGCGCCGGAAAGACCGGTGCAGCTGAGTCGGCATTCAATGCAGCAATGGGTGAGAAAATGAACGCAGCGCTAGATGCTGCAAAGGTTGAAGTTGCATCTCAGATTTACAACGACGTGGCCGAGTCAGTTGACGAAGAAACTTTGGAAGAAGACGCCCTGGATGAGGCTGCAGTCGATGCCAAGGGTCATAAGAGCTCGACCGGTGGTCTGACTCAGAAGGGTCGTGATTACTACAACCGCAAGACCGGTGGAAATCTTCAGGCTCCTGTCACCACTCCTCCTTCAAAACTGAAGAAGGGTAGCAAGGCAGCAAACCGTCGTAAGTCTTTCTGCGCTCGTATGTCGGGCGTCAAGGGTCCAATGAAGAAACCAAATGGCGAGCCTACTCGTAAGGCACTTGCCCTCAAGAAGTGGAATTGCTAAGATGAGCAACTTTTTCGATACCGTACGCCAACTCAACGAAATGCACCGTTATACAGGTGATGCTGAGAAAGCTCAGGCTCACTCCGAGACTGCTGCAATTCACTCGAAGATCGCATTGAGCGGTGGCGGTGATTCAGCTCATGGGTTTGCTGCGGACTCTCACGGTCTCGCTTCGATCTTTCATAAGAAGTTGGCTGACTATGCTCGTGGTTATCAAAATGATCCACGCTCGAAGACAGCAGCAGCAGTCCACGATGAGATTGCTGCTCATCACGAGAAACTGAGTCAGATTCACAGAACAGCTGCTGGAGGACAAGCATGAACTTTTTTGATGCAGTTCGTAACCTCAATCCTGTCCAGGAAAACGCAAACTGCGATTATTCCATGCCGACAAAAGAACAGGAGACGACTCAGCATCATGGCAACCTTCTCGTCGAGAAGGATGCCGCTGCAGCTCTGAATGCAAGACGTCATACGAATGATGCGCATGCAGTTTCTCAGACGGCGCATTATCACGGCGGAAGTCATGGGCAGGCAGCTGCAGCTCACGCTTTTGCATATGAGGCGCATCGCAAGCTCGCAAAGCAGTCGGACAAGCACGCTGCGGCTTATCATAAGGCAATGGCCGATCATCATAGCCTTATGAGCGATATTCACAACGCTGCAAATCCAAACGGCCTCAAACTGGACCAATGAAACTCATCGCTGAACACATCGATTCGCAGATTTCTCTGCTGTCTGAAGCCGCTCAGGGCGGTCAGTCAAAGTCTTATTTGCATGGTATCTTCATGCAAGCTGAGAAGCCAAACCGTAACAAGCGCCGTTATCCACGCGCCGTTCTGGCTCCAGCCGTTGACAAGTACATCAAGGAACAGGTGAACACCGGCCGTGCGGTCGGAGAGTTGAATCACCCGGACGGTCCAACCGTAAACCTGGACAAAGTTTCGCATCGTATTACCGAACTCAAGTGGGACGGGAACAACGTTGTCGGAAAGGCACTGATACTGGACACGCCAATGGGTAAGATTGTGAAAGGCCTTATGGAAGGCGGCGTTCAGTTAGGTGTCTCTACTCGCGGTATGGGAAGTCTGAAGTCCGCAAAGGATGGAATCATGGAGGTCGCAGAAGATTTTATTCTCGCCACCGTGGACATCGTCCAGGATCCTTCTGCCCCTGAGGCCTTTGTAAATGGCATCATGGAAGGCGTTGAATGGGTCTGGGATAATGGTATCCTTAAGGCTCAGCAAATTGAAAAGTACGAGACTGAAATTAAGAACGCATCTTCGAAGCGCCTCACCGAGGCACAGCTGAAGGTCTGGAATGATTTCCTCTCAAAACTATAACCAGCTACATTATAGTAGGAACTAAAACATATGTCGAAGAATAAGACAAAGCGTTCGCTCGATCTTATCGAGGACATCACTGTTGAGGAACTACGTAAGGATGGACTCGTTGAAGAGGTTGCAGTTTCTGACGGGACATCCAAGAAAGATGAGAAGGATGCAGCTCCAGCTACAGATGCCGTACAGGCAAATGCAGCTACAAAAGCAAGCATCGATGCCTCGGCTTCGAAAGACGCCGACAAGGAAGCTCACGTCGGTTCCGGTCCTGGAACTGTCGAGACTCCAGATGAGGTCAATAAAGCAAAGGCAGCCACGGACGCAGCTATCGCTGCAGCTCCAACAGCTGAACCGCCAAAGACCAAGGCAGGACTCATCAACGCAGTTTATCAGCAGCTGGCCACGATGAAGACCGAAGAGCTGTCCAATGTCTATGCTACGCTGGTCAACCCAGCGCTTCCACCGAAGGCCGAGGAGCCAGCTCCAATGCAGACGGGCGATGACAGCACAGACAAGGGCATGCAGAAAGAACAGGAAGAAGCACCCGAGCTTCCAGCTGACGTCACGGATCCTGAAAAGGCCGATGATGCCGGTGAGAAGGAAGACGACGATAAGGGAGAAGACGAGGACGAGGGCGATGAGGCCGAGAAGGAGACAACCAAGGAATCCTTGGAAGTTCTCATGAAGGCCGAAAAGTCACTGTCCGAAGGCTTCCGCTCGAAGGCCACTGAGCTCTTCGAGGCCACAGTAAAGGCAAAGGTTGCTGCCGAAGTTACCAAGATCGAGGAAAGCTACAAGGCCCGCCTTGACGAGGAAGTTGCTACGGCAACGAAAGACCTCGCCGAGAAGGTCGAGAGCTATCTTGACTACGTTGTCAAGACCTGGATGGAGGAAAACAAGGTTGCTATCGAAGCCGGACTCCGCACGGAGATCGCTGAGAACTTCATCAACTCGCTGAAGAGCGTGTTCGTGGAGTCCTACATCGAGGTTCCAGAGGGCAAGGAGAACCTGGTTGACTCGCTCAACAAGGAAGTTTCCAAGCTCGAGGAACAGCTCCTGAAGTCCACCGAGGCTAACATCAAGCTTAACGAATCAGTAAACGTTCTTCTGCGCAAGCAGATTGTTGCTGATGCTTCATCCGACCTGGCTTCCACTGAAGCCGTCAAGCTAAATTCTCTGGTCGAGGATGTAGATTTCGAAGACGCCGAGTCCTTCTCTAAGAAGGTCCAGACGATCAAGGAGTCATACTTCCGCAAGCCAGTTTCAACCCAAAAGACCGCAGTCGAGACAGCAACAACCCTGAACGAAGAGTCAGGCTCTGATGAAGAGCTGAGCCCGTTCATGGCTGCAGTTTCTTCCGCAATTTCCCGCACACTGAAGTAATCTTCAGAGCAAACACACAGTTAGGAGTAATCAAACATCATGTTCAACTCAGAAAACGCACAAAAGAAGTGGGCACCAATCCTTGAGCACAAGGATCTCCCATCCATTAAGGATAACTACCGCAAGGCAGTTACCGCACTCGTCCTCGAGAACCAGGAAAAGGCACTCCGCGAAGAGCGCGCCAATTCCTCTTTCCAGTCCCTGCAGGAAACTGCAGCCAATGCTACCACCGGTGGCACAGGCAATCTGGCTAACTGGGATCCAATCCTGATCTCTCTGGTTCGCCGCTCAATGCCAAACCTGATCGCTTATGATATCGCTGGCGTACAGCCAATGAGCGGTCCAACTGGCCTGATCTTCGCTATGAAGAGCAAGTACTCCACACAAGGTGGAACAGAAGCTCTCTTCAACGAAGCCAATTCGGCCTTCTCCGGTACCGGCACACAGGCTGGTGATTCCTCATCCCTGCCAGACGCCCTCGGTGGTGGATCTGGTGTCGACACAACCCCAGCCAATGACGTCGGTGACACATTCACCGTTGGAACTGGTCTGTCAACAGCTGCAGCTGAAGCCCTCGGCAATACCGGTGGATCATTCGGCGAAATGGCATTCTCGATCGAGAAGGCAACAGTGACCGCAAAGTCACGCGCCCTCAAGGCCGAGTACACGATGGAACTCGCTCAGGACCTCAAGGCCGTTCACGGTCTCGATGCTGAGTCCGAGCTCGCCAACATCCTGTCGGCTGAAATCCTCGCTGAAATCAATCGCGAAGTCATCCGCACGATCAATGTTAAGGCCAAGCTTGGTGCACAGACAGCCAATGTTACCACCAAGGGCAAGTTCAACCTCTTCACCGATGCTGATGGTCGTTGGAACGTCGAGCGCTTCAAGGGTCTTCTGATCCAGATCGAGCGCGAGGCTAACCAGATCGCCAAGGACACCCGTCGTGGTAAGGGTAACTTCATCCTCTGCTCGAGCGATGTTGCTACAGCCCTTTCTTCGGCTGGCGTTCTCGATTACGCCCCAGCCCTGAGCACACAGCTCGAGGTTGATGACACTGGCAACACCTTCGCTGGTGTTCTCAATGGCCGCACCAAGGTTTACATCGATCCATATGCCACGGCTGACTACGTCACCGTCGGATATCGTGGAACGAACCCATACGACGCTGGTCTCTTCTACGCTCCATACGTGCCACTCACGATGGTCCGCGCAGTCGGTCAGGCTGACTTCCAGCCACGTATCGGATTCAAGACCCGTTACGGCATGGTCGCCAACCCATTCGCTGAAGCCCCAACGGCTCCTCAGAATGACACTGGTACCAATCGCGCTAACCGTTACTTCCGCATCTTCGGAGTAACCGGTATCCTCGATAACGCCTAATCGGTATCTAGTCTGAATCAATAAGGGGGACCCTCGGAAGGGGGTCCCCTTTTTTGTCTGATAAATAATTGAATCATGTCAACCACGCTGAACAAGAATTTCCTCTCGCCGAATGGGTTTCGGCTGATCATCGACCGCCAAGAATTTGCAGATGTGGAATACTTTTGCATTAACTCGGCTCTTCCAAATGTCAGTGCTGGGGCAATATCCCAGGCCTACCGAAATCTTCAGAACACTTATGCCGGTGACAAGGTAGAATATGCTCCATTTGACATCAGGTACATGGTGACAGAGAACATGGAGAATTACATTTCGCTGTTCAACTGGATCGTCTCTAATGCCAACGAGAGCATCAAGGTTGCAGACATGACTCTGAACATCCTGAACAGCAGCAATAATGTGATTCGTCAGGTTCGGTTTGTGGATGCCTTCCCGGTCTCCATCGGTCAGTTAGATTTTCATTCTCAGAACACCGACGTGGAATACATCATCGGTGATGCCTCGTTCTCGTACTCGCATTTCTACTTCATCGCCTGAAGCCCAGATAGATAATCCTACAGTCAATTACATTATGATCAACGTTGAAGAAATTCTGGCGATGTGGAAGAAGGATTGCATCATCGATGAGATGAATCTAGATGAGGCCTCCAAGGATACTGCCAAGCTGCATGCGAAGTACTTAGAACTGCTGTCCATCACAAAGCTTGCTCTGAAGAAGAAAGAGCTAGACCAGAGAGTGCTGCTGAAGGACAAGTGGATGTACTTCAATGGTAAGATGGACAAGGCTCAGATCGACGAGAAGGGTTGGGATTATGATCCTTTCGGCGGCCATAAGATCATGAAGTCCGACATGCAGTACATGTACGAATCGGATCCTGAGCTGCAGAAATCTGAGGTCCAGATCACTTACCTGAAGACCGCAGTGGATACGCTCCAGGAGATCATGGACACACTGAAGTGGCGTCATCAGACGATCAAGAACATGATCGAGTGGCGCAAGTTCACGAGTGGCGTGTGATGCCTGACGTCATCAAAGTCAAGAAGAAAAACGAGGTGTTTGTAACGGTGGACTGCGATCCATCGGTGCAGAACGAACTCTCAGATTTCTTCACGTTCTTCGTGCCTGGCTACAAGTTCATGCCGGCATACAAGAACAAGCTTTGGGATGGAAAGATCCGGCTGTATGACCGTCGCTTGAAGACCTTGTATGCCGGTCTGATTGATTACCTTGATGAGTTCGCTGATGTGCGTGGCTGCGAGATCGAGTACGTTGATGACGATTACTACGGTCGTCCTGAAGCTCAGGCATTCATTGAACTGGAGCAGGTCAAAGACTTCGTGGAGACTCTGAATCTGTATGCTCATGGTAAAGCCATTGAACCAAGAGATTACCAGCTCGAGGCGATCCATCACGCTCTGGTCCATTATCGGGCGATGCTTCTCAGTCCTACAGCCTCGGGAAAGTCGTTGATCATCTATGTCATGATCCGCTGGTTCCTGGAGGAGAATCAGAACAAGAAGGTTCTGCTCATCGTACCGACAACATCGCTCGTTGAGCAGATGTTCAAAGACTTTGCGGATTACTCAACGTTGGATGAGAACTGGGACAACGAGCAGATGTGTCATCGGATCTACTCCGGAAAAGAGAAGATGGACATTCGTTCTCGAGTGGTCATCACAACCTGGCAGTCGATCTACAAGATGCCGGCCACGTGGTTTGAACCGTACGGCATGGTGATCGGTGACGAGGCGCATAACTTCAAGGCCAAATCACTGTCAGCCATCATGGAGAAGCTGTACGACGCAAAGTATCGAATCGGCACAACCGGAACCCTAGATGGGACACAAACTCACAAGTTAGTCCTGGAAGGTCTATTCGGACCGGTACATCGTGTCACAACTACAAAGGCCCTGATGGATTCGAATGCTCTGGCACAGCTCTCGATCGATGTGCTTCTGATGAAGTATGATGATCAAGTTTGCCAGGCTGCCAAGGACTACGATTATCAACAAGAGATCGATTTCATCGTGGCGAATCAGGCACGAAATAAGTTCATTCGGAATCTGGCCATTGCTCAGGAAGGAAATACGTTGATCCTGTACAACTACGTTGAGAAGCACGGCAAACCGCTGTATGATCTGATTGATGCCAAGCTGAATGAATTGCCGCGACGGACTCGCAAGCTTTTCTTTGTTTCTGGTGATGTGGATGCTGATGAACGCGAGAGAATTCGCGAGATCACCGAGAAGGAGAAGGATGCCATCATCGTGGCTTCCATGGGCACATTTTCCACCGGGATAAATATAAGAAACCTGCATGTCATCATCTTCGCATCTCCTTCGAAGTCCCAGATCCGGGTGCTTCAGTCGATCGGTCGAGGGTTACGTAAGTCCGACGATGGTCGGGCCACGAAAGTTTACGATATCGCGGATGACCTGCATTGGAAGAAGAATCGGAACTACACGCTGGACCATGCGGCAGAACGAATCAAACTGTATGGCTCAGAAAAGTTTGATTACAAGATCCACGAGGTGAAACTGTGAACAAATTTGAAGATCTCAGTGTGATTCTGAAGCTGGTCTCTGGTGAAACGATTCTGTGCCAGGTCCTCTCGGATACTGACAAGAACATGATCATTCGAGATCCTTTGGAGATTCGAGTTCACAGTCAGACTACCAGTGAAGGTGTCAGATCCACCACGTATTATGCAGATTGGTTTCTGGCCTCGAAGTCACGCATTCACATGATTCGCAAAGAACATGTGATCTCTGCTGCCATCCCAGATGAGGCCACTA